TGCATCTTGTCATTTAAGCCCAGATCAACTTCTTCACAATCTCCAATCAAAATATCCAAGTTTTAGTGATGTCAAGTCTTTCATGAGAGTTGGACATCAGAGATATTTTACAATGACTACCCCGATTGCAGATGAAGATTTGATGGATATTTACCGGACTCTCAAATGATTATGGTAGGTAAAGTAATCGTATCTATAATTTGGGCATTTTGGATGATGGCCATGTCTACAGTTGAAGGACTGCCCATTGAAGATGAACACTCAGAATACATTCCAACGTATAGTTCAACATTTGATCGGGTAAAAGCAAGAGGATATGTCATTTGTGGAACTAATGATGAGTTCCCCGGCTTCTCACAAGAAAGGTGGCATTTAGAAGATGGTAATAGATGGGAAGGTTTTGATGTTGATATATGTCGTGCAGTTGCAGCCGCAATGTTCGGTGATGCAGATGCAATCGAATTTACTATAGTCAATGGAAGGACTCGATTTGAATTTCTGATAGATGGCTCTATAGATGTTCTTTCTGCAACAACCACGTTTACCTATACGAGAAATGTCGCAAAAAAATTAGAATTCCTACCTACAACCTATTACGATGGTCAAGGATTCATAGTAAGGAAAACTCTTGGAGTATCTTCTGCAAAACAGATGGAAGGTGCGAGGATATGTTTTAGTGGAACTGGAACAGCTGCAAAAAACATTGCGGACTTTATGGAATTACATGAAATAAATTATATCCCTGTTTCAGTAAAACCCACAGAAAAAACAAAGAACGTATACAAAAGGGGTGACTGTGATATGTATGGTACGGATAGGTCTGGTCTTGCATCGAACAGATTAAGTTTTGATGACCCTGACAGACACATGATTCTTCCAGAGATTATCTCAAAAGAACCACTAGGGCCAGTTGTCAAGTATGGAGATCAGAGATGGTCAGATATTGTTCGATGGACAATTTATGTTCTGTTCATTGCAGAAGAAATGGGAATAAATTCAAAAAATATAGACAGTTTTAAGAATCATATAGACCCATACATTCAACGATTTATGGGTGAGAAAAATGGAAATGATCATCCCCATCTTGGAGCTAAACTTGGATTGAGTGCAACTTGGTCTTACAATATAATAAAACAAGTTGGAAATTATAAAGAAATATATGAACGCAATGTAGGAATAAATACTCCGATTGGATTGGATCGAGGATTAAATAAATTATATATTCATGGAGGATTACTATACGCACCACCATTGAAGTAGGAGGTGTAGGATGGAAAAAATTAACCACTTTTCAAAAGTACCAGAAGATAGAACAGCTGTAGATAATATTCTGCGAGTCAATCACGGCAATCAAATGAGATTGAACTTGATGGCAGATGCAAAAGCAAATATCATGATTACAGTTGCATCTGTTGTGTTTTCTGTTGCGATTGCAAACCTTGATAATGAATTGGTGAAATGGCCACTTCTAACATTTGCATTTGGTTGTTTTTTTGCACTACTCTTTGCAATATTTGCAATCATACCAAAAACAGATTATCCAAAAGATGTAACAGGAGATATAGATAGAAAATCTCCACTATTCAATCCTTTGTTTTTCGGACACTTTGCACATCTTCCAATAGAAGAATATAAGGAAGATTATGCAGAAACTTTAATGACTGATGATTCTGTATATAATGCCATGGCCGGTGACATATATGGACAAGGTAAAGTTCTTGCACTTAGAAAATATAAATTCCTCAAGTGGTCATACATGAGTTTTCTTTTAGGGATGGTAAGTGCAGTTATAGTATTTGTTTTACAAGGCCCTTTCGGAGATGTTATTTTAGATGGTGCATCAAATATACTTGATGTAATCATAGGTGAATTGAATTTTACTTTGGATGGAATGAAATATTTGTTGTGTCAATCTTCTTCAGTATGTAGAAATGGAGGAATATAATGAAAGGAAATTTATGCAAGAACACAAAACTTACTTAGGAAATCCTTTACTCAAATCCGCATATGTTCCCCAAGATTTCTCTGAGGAACAGGTCGGAGAGTATATAAGATGTCAACAAGACCCCCTTCATTTTGTCCATGAGCATGTAAAGATTGTTTCGGTTGATGAAGGATTGATTGATTTTGATGTTCGTGATTATCAAAAAGACATGATTGACAGATTTCACAATGAACGATTTGTAATCTGTAAAATGGCCCGCCAATCTGGTAAGTCAACTACAATTCTTGCATACCTTCTCCACTACATACTTTTCAATGAAAATGTTTCGGTTGCAGTCCTTGCAAACAAAAAAGCAACTGCAATGGAACTTCTTGGAAGATTGCAACTTGCATATGAACATATGCCGAAATGGTTGCAACAAGGAATTTTAATATGGAACAAAGGAAATATCGAACTAGAAAATGGCTCAAAAATCCTGGCCAGTTCAACTTCTGGATCTGCAATTCGAGGAGGATCTTTTAATATCATTTTTCTAGACGAATTTGCATTCGTTCCTCATAATATATCCGAAGAATTTTTTAGTTCAGTATATCCCACTATTTCTTCTGGTAAAACCACAAAAGTATTCATCGTTTCTACGCCAAACGGCATGAATATGTTCTACAAGTTATGGACAGATGCAGAAGAAAAATTGAATGATTATTCTCCTATTTCAGTTCATTGGTCACAGGTTCCAGACAGGGATGAGGAATGGAAAGAGAAAACGATACGGAATACTTCTGAACGACAGTTTCAACAGGAATTTGAATGCTCTTTCTTAGGTAGTTCCAATACTCTCATTTCGACTGAAAAACTCATGTCGATGCCGTTTAAACAACCAATTTATCAACATGAAGGATTGGATGTTTATCAAGAACCAATAATGAACCACACATACGTTATGGTGTGCGATGTTGCAAGGGGAGTTGGACTTGATTATTCTGCATTTTCGATATTTGATGTTACAAAACAACCATATCGACAAGTTGGGAAGTATCGGAAAAATGACATATCACCGATGTTGTATCCAAACGTGATTTTTACAACTGCACAAAAATACAACGAAGCGTTTGTTCTGGTAGAGGTGAACGACATAGGACAACAAGTGGCCGATATTCTTTATCACGATATGGAATACGAAAACATGATGATGGTTACAATGCATGGTAGAAACGGACAACAAATTGGGGGAGGATTTTCCAAAAACGTATCGATGGGAATCCGTACAACAAAACAAGTCAAACGAATTGGATGTGCAACACTCAAGGACTTAATAGAAAGGGACAATCTACTTGTTGAAGATTTTGATACGATTAGTGAGTTGACAACATTTATTGGAAAGAGTACATCGTGGGAAGCAGATGATGGAGCCCACGATGATTTAGTAATGGGATGTGTCCTCTTTTCTTGGTTAGTGCAACAGAGGTACTTCAGAGAACTTACAGACCAAGATATTCGTGAAAAGATGTTTGCGGAACAAATGAAAATGATTGAGGAAGAGTTGGTTCCTTTTGGATACATTGAAGATGGCAATGATCCAGATGAATTCCAAATTCCAGGCGATGATAATGTTTGGAAACCGGCTAATGATAAAAATCAGTACGAATATTTTTAGAGGTATTCTTTTTTCTTCTTCTTAGATTCAGATTCAAATCCAAAATCATCTTCTTCTTTTGTTATTTCAGTATTTAACAACAAAAGTAGCGCATCTATTTCTTTTTCTAATTCTGGTCGAACATTGCGGAGTCGAAAGAGATATTTGACACTTTCTTTTTCAATCATTTCTTTACTAACACGAACTGAAGTATAACTTTTTTTATTTTGACTTTTGGTTTGGAGTACAAGATGAGCTGGATTTACACAACCATTGTTTTCACAGGTTTGATGAACAACCATATTTTCAGCAATATTTCCTTTGTGTAACAGATATGAAAATCGGTGTGCAGGCATGGATTTTCCATCAATCGAAAACATGCCATACCCTTGTTTTTGTCTGGCTGCATTCCAAACATGACAGTCATTGGTTTTATTGACTTTTATATTAAAACGATCTATTGCTTTTTGTGGAAACTTCATATTTACCGTACACTAAATATTATTCATCAATTACTGTTATTTATAAATATTCTGTAAGAACAAATGTAATGTTCTAAAGAAACTCATAAATTTTATATGGAGAAAAAAGATGGCTTTTCAAGTAAGTCCAGGCGTTAATACCTCAGAAATTGATCTGACCAATGTAGTAGTCAGTGCAGGAACCTCTACTGGTGGGTTCGCCGGGATGTTTCGTTGGGGCCCATTAGAAGATATTATGTTAATAACGGATGAAGATAATCTGGTGGAAGTATTCCAAAAACCAGATGATAATACTTTTGAACATTTCTTTACAGCTGCAAATTTTCTGTCTTATACGAGTGCATTGAACCTTGTTCGTGCCGCAAATACTACAGTTGCAAATGCTGCCGCACCAAAGAATGCTTGTGCAAATACTGGAACATATGTAAATGTTCAAGTTACAAATTCCGAAAATTATTACACCACTTATGATGATGAACAGGGTGGATCAGCATATAGTACTGCTGCAAACGGGCCGTTCGTTGCAAAGTGGGCAGGAGATTTAGGAAACACTTTAAAAGTTTCAATTTGTCCAGCAGATAGACCAGCTGTAACATTAACTGGAACAGTTGCATGGACAGTAGCTACTGGTGCTCTTGCAGGAACAGGAACTTTATTTGGTACAGAAGTTAGAGTTGGAGATGCACTTTCACTTGCAGGAGAAACAGGTTATCATATTGTAACCGCAATTACCGCTAATACAGCTGCAGTTTGTTCTTCAACAAGTTCAAGCGATAGCGCAGATGCATCTGGTGTAGCAATATCTCTTAATAAGAGATCGGCTTTCGGAACTATTGCTGCACACATGAAGGGAACTGTCGCAGTTACCGCTGATAGTGCTACTGTAACTGGAACAGGAACAGTATTGAATGCACAATGTATAGTCGGAGATAAAATTACAATCAATGGTCAAACCAATAGAATAAAAACTATCACATCAAAGACAGTAATAACATGTGATGACACTTGGCTTAATACTGCATCT